ATTGCCTTGAGCTGGTCTGGGTCACGGCTCAGTTGTTCGGCTTTCTCGAACAAAAGGTCGGTGTACTCAGCCGCAGCAATGGCGTAGCGTTTAGAGAATTCCTTACGCTTTGACTCCAGCGTATCGTTATGCCTCCACTCCAGCGCACGGACAGTCTCATGCGTCACCCTGCATTTCTTGGCAATAGCATTGATACGCCCACCCTGCGCCAGCATCCAGAGGATCTGTGCCGCCACATTCGGGTTGTAGTTCTCGATAGTGTTCCGAGGGAATTGCTTAGCCCTTTCCTTGACCTCAAGGAAGAACTCTTTCATCGCCTCTTTACTATCAATCGCTGATAGGTCTTCGTCGCTCATTTGGTCTTCTTGCCGTTTTTAACCTTAACGGCCCCAGAGTGCAACTCTTTTTTGAGCTTATTCTGTTGCGTCGAGGAAAGCGGAGAAACCTTACTGAGCAGGTAGCGGACTTGCTTTTTACTTTTTGATTTCATAATCCTTGCCGGAAATTGATTCGCGTTTGGTTCCGTACTTCTCGCGGAAATCTTCATCATCCTGCGGAAGAACGCCGAGGTTTTCGACAATGTAATCCATGAATGCTGGGTCATTCCGGCCAGTTCCAAACAAAGCACCAATACCACGGCTTGTCGCGCTAGATGCAGTTATAGCGGCAGTAAGATTTTTGGCGTATTGTTCTTGAGATACCTCGTTTCTATATGCCTTCCTGATGAATGGCATCAATTGACCTCCAGCATACAACCATGATGCAATCCTGTGCTTAATCGGATGAGATAGCTTGCCAGCCATGTAAACATGCGCTCCAGATCCAGAGACAACACCCCTTGGTGACACCTGATCTGCCATAGGTCCAACCTCTCTTACTGAGGTTGCAACCATTGATGCGTTTTTAAACTCATCGTAGAAATCATCACCAAGAACTGTTCTAATGTTTCTCTCAATTGTCGCCTTGTTTTTCCCCTTGGTTACTTCACCAAGGAATTTTCTGGCATCCCACAGATCGTTACCATATTTAGTGATGTCACCCTTAGGCTGATAACGAGCAAACAAGTAAGAAACGAAATCGTTTCTAATCTCCTTTTTCTCAGCATCATTGAGCTTGCCCATAATTTGTGATACATGAGCATTTGGTGCTGTGAACATCGCTTCTGGCAGGCGAGCGTTCTCCAAGACTCCATTATGACCTTTAAGCACCACATCAATTATCTTGTTGTTAGTGAAAGCATCAAGATCGCCCTTGGCTTTTGCTCGTTTTGCGATTAAGTCGGCGGCTTCATTGTAGCTCTTTTCCGACATTGTTGCACGAAGTGGCTCAAGATCACGCATTGACAACTTTGACGCATCAGCCCCATTTCTTTGAAGGGATTGATTTAGTGCGTTTAGCTTCTTAACCATTGAAATGCCGTAGTGCTCGTTTCTTTCCCCAGTATTTGGGCTATAACCAAACAACTCAGTAACCATTTCCTCGTCGAATTTGACTGGGCCACCAACCTCAATCCCATTCCGACCATTAAAGCCAACTTTCTCAAGGTAAGCATTAGCCATTCTGTTGCGTAATGCCGCAGCTTGAGCTGGGTCAGCAATAGATGCCGCTTGAATCACTTTTCTTGCAATTGTTGGATCTGAGATGGCTTTTGATGCAACTTGGCTCGGGGTCATCTTCTGCTCCCCAAATGCCTCTTTTAATATCTGCCCTACAGATCCAGTCTCAAAACCAAGCCTTTCCTTGTATTTAACCGTAGCTTCATCCCACAAGCCCTTTAGCCCGGCTTGAGCATAAGACTCGTCCCTATATTTTTGCAAAGCTGTTTCAGCTTGGCTGGCTACTTGTTTAGGTGTCGCTTGACCAACAGCACCACCCTCTGGGACGGCATCCCGAACCAGTCTTAGGTACTTATCAAGACTCAATGGGTCAATCGGGCCAGAATTAAGCTCAAGTTGGGAGATCTCCTTCAATGTGCTTTCTAGCTTGTCTTCGCCAACCTTTCCTTCCGCAACCTTTTGTCTGAGTAAATCAGCTTTCTCGCCGTTTGTTGCCCTTGACTCAATTTGGTCAGCAAGCTGTTCAAGGGCAGAGTTCCGCAATGGGTAGCTTTTTTTCAGTGACTCTCTAATAATTCCAGCCACATCGGTGGGGTCGTGGAATGTCCCAGTTTGGTCGGCAGCATCGTAAAAGTTTTTGTAAATATCATTCTTAACATTATCTGTCATTTCCTCAGCTTTTGACAGAATGTTCGTTAAGTCATTTCCAAGTTGAACACTGGTGTCCTTGCCCATGTTCGCTTGCAAATCGTAAAGTTTCTCATCAAGATCCCCACGGAGCTGCTTTGCGATGTCTTTGTCGTAAGCCGACACGACATCAACAAGTTCTTGGTTGCTTTGAGTAAGGTTATCTTGCGCGGCCTTGTAAAGCCTTTCCTTAGCTTCTGCTGGACGCGTTCTTGAATCCATCCACTCTTGAAGGATATTCCGTGTTTTTGAGATTCGCCTTCCAAGCAACGATCTTGGTATCTTCTCACCAATCTGAAGTTGTTCTACGAGTTTCGCCTCCCCACGGGTAGCGGCGGTAGGCACAAAAACCTTGTCGCCGCGATCTATCATGAATTGGGATTTATTAAATTTCTCTTCAGCGTCAAGTAGTGACTTGTAATACTTATTCTCTACTGGTTTCCCAATTCGCTTAACAAACGGACTAGCAACTAATCCAAGTGCGCCTTCAACGAGGAAACCAGTAGCCTCCTCAGTAGTTCTTCTGAGTAGACTTTCTGGAAGTTTTTCCCCCACACCGAGAACTGCTCTTACAAATTGGTCTTGAGCCGTTCCAGCAGCAAGAGAAGTGGCAGAACCAGCACCAGCAGCTAGAAATGGACTCATGGTCTTTGCCGCTGCAATTGTGCCAGTTATTCCAGCCAATGCAGGTAAGACTTCCCCTCCAATGTCAAGCAGGTCTTTAGGGTTAAATCCTCGTTCGTCTGCAGCAACTAGCTTCCCATCTGGTCGCTTAACAAGAAACATTGGAGATCCCTCAACATTTACGGTCTGAACCGAATCCTTGTATTTCCCAACAAGATAGTCTTCTTTTGACTTATCTTGAAGAAATGACATATTGAACCGATCCCTACTAGGAAGTCCAGAATCCAAATCAATTGAATCTGGGGAAACATCCAATGCGGCAGCCAATGTTGATTTTAGCTTTTCAGTATTGGTAGGAGCCTTAAACCCAGGTTCTCTGATTTCACCTGGCATTGGAGGAACTCCCTCAGTAGGCCCGACGAATTTATATTCGCCAGTCTCAATGGCTTTTAACGCTTTCCCTTTTTCTTGCCCAATTGCCTCGTCAACAGAAATAATGTCTTGATCTAGTGCCTTGAGGTCTTCTTGCCTTAACTCAGCCCCATATGGATCTGATGATTTAAGAGCTTCGATCTCGCCATTTAGTGCGGTTCTCTTTTGAAGAAGAGAAGATAGCACATCTTTAAACTGACCAACTTTAAATTGACCTTCCATTACTTGATTTGGATGTTATTCCTTTGGATGATTTCGTCAATAGCAGGGTTCCCAGTACCGCCTGTTTGCCTCGGTTGTTCGATGCCCATTGTGTCCATCGTGGATGATGGGTACTGCGCCTCAATTTCAGCGTTTTGCTTCGCGGTAATCTTGCCTTCCTCCATCAACTTGTCTCTTTGTTCTGGCGTGCCATGAATAACATCAAGATATGATTCAATCGCCCTATTGATGTTTCTGTTAAAAATAGCTGGACTTGAGGTTGGGTCTAGAGAACCAAACACGCTCTCAAGACGCAACCCTTCGGCATTTGTTGGGTTTCCAACAGCAGCTCCAGTTGGAGACGCCATTCGAAGTTGCGTCAATTGTTCTAACCCGAGTCTGTTTTTAAAGTCCTTAAGAAGACCTTCTTGGATTGTATGGAGTTCCGTACCTGGCGTAATGGACTCAAGTTTTCTTGCTGCTGCTGGTATAACACCCTTTGACTGCATCACAGAAGCATAAAGCCTTTTAGCTTCCATTAGATCTTGGATGTTCCTATCAGCCGATTGAACTGCTTGTTTTTTAGCTTCTTCTGCAGCTTTTGTAAACCTATCCGCAGCTCCAGCACCTTGAATAAATTCAATACCACCTCCCGGCGATTGCCTAATAACCATTCCCGGAGGCGGTGTAATTGGACTAAATTTACCAGTTTTTTTACTTACTTGACCTTTGGTTCCGTAGAATTTTTCTTCTTCTGCCGTCGAGGGTCTATATTCATCGCCGCCGCCAGAAAGCAGTCTCCCGCGAGCGAGTCTTGGCTGGGCCACTGGTTGAACTTGCTGCGGCAACTGAGGCTGCTGTTGACTTAGGCCTGATTCAGTAGCCATCGCTCCACTTGGAACCGCTTGAGATGTAGCCATTTCAGAACCTTGTTCAATCATTCTGGAAACTTCAGCTTGTTGCTCTGGCGTTCCCATTGCCTGCCTTGAAAGGTCACCTCGGCTCAAACGCTCAAGAGCAGGAATAATAGAACCCTTGGCAAAATCTCGTTCATTAAACTTGCCATCAGACGCGCCTGGGTCATTGGTCTTATGTGGAGCAATAAATGTCACATTATTGATTTTCCCAAGCGTATTGGCGAGAACTTGTGCATAACCATCTGGATCAGATTCCATTACCTTTCTTGCCGCTGTATCGCCCACAAAAAATGGTTCTGTGTGGAACCGTCCAGGTGTACCGCGTCCGTTTTCTTTTGCCGTGCGGACACCACGAACTGGAACATCTACTCCACGATCAGCGAAGTATTTTTGAGTTTGCTGAACATAATCTTCAGCAGCCATGCGTTCAATCCTGCTAGCATCATTTGGGATAATAATTTCAATCCCTTTAGCATTCTTGCTGGCTGCCGCATTAAAATCAAGTGACACTTGGCGAGCTTGAGCCGTTGATTTTGGCAATTGGTCGCGTGTTTTTGATGTAAATCCCCAATTCCCAGTAGATGGGAGCTGGTTATAATCAACTTGAGATGTTGGAGGCATGTTTTGCTCTGGGGATTCCCATGTTCCTTCACCAGTTGCGTAGTTTTTAAGATCTCCAATACGCTTTCCGCTTTGGATGTCGTATGGGTTCCCTTGAGAGTCAACGCTAACATCGAGTTCAGCCTCACCAAGTGGAGTCGATACAACAATCTTCTTCAATGATCTTTTAGCTGTGGCAGATTCAGCGGCTTGTTGGGCTGCTTGTTGGCCAACTCCAATTCTAGTTGCCTCTATTTCAAGATTTGCTTGGCGATATGCTTGATCGGCGGCAAACTTTTCTTGTTCAAATGAACGATTAGACCTATCCCGCATCTCACCGATTCCAGTGTTGATTAGGTTCGCAACAACTTCAGCTTCGGCAGCACGATCAGCAAGTGGGATGTTCTCGTCACGCATGCGTTCTTTTACGCTTTGAAGCGATGGGGCAAGGTCTGGGAATAATTGGAGCGCAGCGTCAATCTGAAGGCTGCTTTGTTTGACAAGCTTCTTCTTCTCCCCCTGCTGTTTGAAGTAGTCGCCTACTTGACCAGCAACATTACCAATAGCAGTACCAAGGTTCTGCATCCCCTGCGCTTGGATCTCCGCAGCCCTTGTGAAGCCAGAGTAATCCTGCACAAACATCCGTGGGTCTACACCCGCTCCTAGCATCTGTCCTTGTCCGTATGGCATATTATTTAACGAGTGCGTAATTTACTGCTTTGAACCCACCAACTTCCTTGACTGCTTTGGGTGTCTTCTTTTCAACATCTTGAGCCATAACGCCCATTTGGGTCTTATTGTCACCCTTGTATTTATAGGTGTAGATTGGTAAGCCAGCATCGGTTTTTCCAACTTTTTCAATGTCCGTTTTAAGCCTTCGGTCAGATGCCATAAATGCTCCAATACCACCAGCTGCTCCAATTCCAGATGCCAAGCCCCCACCGAGTGCGCCAAGTCCACCAAACAATCCAGATGAGTAGGATGCCCGTGCTTGCGCGTTGGCCGCTTGTGCATTCACAATATTCTGCCTTTGAGCTGCACCAAGGTTAAGGGCAGAGCCAACATCGAAGAGTTGTGGCTTACCAGCACCGATAGCGTCAAGTCCAAGGCCCATCATCTGGTTGCCAACTTGGTAGGAAAGAGGCTGGCTACCAAGAAGCTGGAGTCCGGGTGCGGTGTAGAACTGACCTGCAAGATTGAACGCTTGTTGTCCAGCCTGTGCCGCTTCTGCTCGCTTCCGCGCCATGATGTCCTCACGGCCCATGATCTCAGAAGCAATAGCAGCATTTCCTCCAACACGACCGGCGGCTTGTGCGGCTTCTCTGGCAGTCTGTTGATACATGCGTTGTTGCTCTGGAGTAACTCCCTGTGCGGCAGCGTAGGCTCTCTGGGACTCCTGTTGCGCCTGTTGCACCGCGCTCGCCTGTTCTGGTGACAGCCCTGCCATCAACCCACGGGTAAGCCCAGCCTGTCCAGTCATCTGACCAAGTTCAGCCTCACGCGCTGCACCAAGTTGCTGTGCTGTCTGTTGGGTGAACTCTGGAGACATGCCAAGCAAACCCAGTCCGAACTGGGAAACATCCTGAAGATTTAGCTTCTGGAACTCTGGTCGATATTGCCGTTCAAATTTAAGAATACCGGGCATCGACCTCCGATATGCGTTTAGCATTTTTGATAAATCGCCAGACGGGTCGAATTTTGGTGCTTTTACTGATTTAGGTTTACTTCCCATGAAATTAACTTTCTTTTAACTTTGAATAAAACTTGTACATGTCGTGGACTCTTACGCGGTCGCTTCCTTTGAAGCTGCGTTGGAATGCGATAAAGTCGTAGTTTTGAATATATTTGCGTAACGCTCCACGCATATCCCCTGTAGTGAATGTAACAAACAAGGTGTCCCCATCGTCAACATGGACTGCTTGATTTGGGTTTGAACTGAACGAACTAAAGCCAAAAGCAAAACAATCCATATCGCAAACAACAACGCCATGACATAAGTGCCATGTGAGAAGTTGTTGGAAGTCGATACCTTCTTGTTCATAAATTGCTATTGCTTTAGCTAGGTGCTGGTTCATTGAAACACAACAAAGTCAACAACGGGTTGATTGGCATTATTTGCTGCTGTAGCACCACTAAACTCTGCTCTAAAAGAAGAAGTGTTTTTGTCGGTAACATAGAGAGTGCTTGTGAATGTTACACCTGGCGATCCATTTGATGTTCCAGCCCAAGAAACAGCATAATTACTTGAACTCAATTCTGTTGATAGATTAACATAATACAAACCAGTACCAGAAAATGCTACTGAGTTTACATTACCAGAACCATTTATTGACCTTACCAAAAATGTAATTGACGCTGAACTCAAAGGAGTTGTGGCAACTGTATTAAATGTAAATGTAGTATCAGTTAACTTTGTTATTGTATATGTACCAACAGCAACCCCCGTGGACGCATATACTCTATTGTTTGTAACCATCCCATGTGGTGATGCGGTAGTGACAGTACATAAGGTAGATCCAGATGCCCTTGTTACGGTTGACCCACCTCCAGCAAAAGTGCCAGCAGTAGTGCCATCAAAACTCACCCACGCCCTCGCTCCGAAAATTGGAGCAGACCCAGATGGAACATTCATCTTGGCAGTCCCAACAGTTAACGCTCCAGTGGAAGTCGTTTCTCCAGTAACCGTGGCGTTTCCAGTAACCGTGGCATTACCAGTAATAGTAGTTGGATTAGGAAGCGAGATAGAAGATGCCGTCCAGCTTGGGCCACCTGTGGAGATTTTAGAAGCATCTATTGCGCCAGTCTCAATAAGAGCAGTCTTAATCCCACTATTGGGAATCTGCATTTGACCTCCAGCCGTAACCTCCAAACCCCTACTTGGGACAACAGCACCAGAGACAAAAAACGAATTGTCCATAATGTTGTTGAGCTTTGTCGAGGTAATTTGCTCGTTATTAGAAAATGGGGTTGTTGTATCAACGACTGGCATAATTTATTTCTGTGATATGATTGCTCGGTTAGAAACCGCTCCAGATATTTTAACTGAATGCACCTTGGGGGAGCCGCTTGTTCTTGTCAAGATCATAGTACCTGTGTAACCACGAAGTCCTCCAAGCCTGCCCCTAACATTAGCTGTTTCTTCTTCATTATCGTTATTTTGAAGATCTCCAATTAGATTTTTGGTGTCAACAATAGGTAACGCATTGTCTGGATCTTCAGTGGAAAACGCGATATCAAAGCTAGATGGCGATCCGGCAGGAAAAGATTGCATTTGGGTCTGAAAGTCAGTAAACCGTTTACGCTCTTGAGTCCCAAAGTCGTACCCACGGGTAGTTAGAGAGGCGTTGATTGACGGCGATGTGGTGCTTGAGCTACCAAACTCAGCAGAAATGCTGTCTGATGGAGATTCGGTAGCCTCCATTTTATGGATTCCACCGCTAGATGACACAGCATAAAGGTCATTTCGCACGCCAGCCCCAGCAGTTACAAAGTCCGTAATCAAAAACCCAGAGTTACCATAGGTGTCGAGCGACTCCCAACCTTTATTCAAGAAATTGAATACCAAAATAGCGTTGTTTCCCTGTGCATCACCAGCTCCCGCTACAGAATCCAGCGGAACCGCAAGGTAATACCTGTTGTCGTAGTAAACCGCAGTAGCATTGCCAGCTAGTCTGGCGTTGATGCGGTCAATATATGGCTGGATATTCTTTGAAAGTGGCTCCTCCGTACCACGAAGGTTGTAATCGTTAAGGAAGGTGAGGGCATAAACCCCATTATCAGACAGGAACATCAAGTTGTTAGCCTGCATTACCACAGATTTACGGGCCAAACAGCCAACCTCGCTAGTGAGTTCTTTAACCACGGTGTCGGCAAGGCTTCCTTGAGTGCCAACAACCGCATGAATGCTATTACGATTCATTACCACCAACGCATCGTCATAGAATCCGTGCATTGCCACCACATAGTCAGCCGTGCCTCCAGAAATACGGAACTGATTCAGCACCCGATCATAGGTATTGCTGTCCAAGATGTCGGAAGCGATAATCTCATCGGCAATCCCACGATTGGTGTAAGTCGAAACCGTCAATGTGCCACCATTTTCGTACAGATATGGCATCCACAGGCGGCGTTGGAAGTAGGTTGCCCAAGGTGGGCCGGGCATGAACGAAAAGCCAAGCCCAATAGACTCCTGCTGGGAGTAGTGGATTTTGTGCGACGACACATCTGGTTCGCTCGTCAAGAACTGCCAAGTATTGTATGTTGGAATGGCAGACACATTGAGAATGTCGCCAACATTTAAGACCTTAAATGCTGTTGATGTCTGGGTAAGCCTTAATGATTGTCCAACAGAAAATGGGGTATCTTGAAGTGCCGTAAATGCGTACTCGGTATCAGGGAAAAATGAACCAGTATCTAATGTCGCAACCTTGGTGGAACCATTATAGTCATCAATTGTTCTTGTGGCCGCAGAAATCGAAAGCGTTGCGTTATTGTAGAAATCGTCAACTGGAGACGGAATAAACCCATCATCGAAAAACGCAGGAAACCTTATAGTATTACTTGCCTTGCGAACGGTCGCTCCAGTAACAGTGTAAGTTCCAATAGCACCAGTCAGAGGAATTGTAAATGCGGTAGCGGTAGTTGCGGTCGCTGTGCGGACACCATCTGGATCTGGCCCAGCAGATTGAGTAATTCCATTAATTAACACGGAAGCCGAAGTTGCAACCGTTATTCCGTGAGCAGTTGATGTTTCAATGGTGACGATGTTTGTCGCAGCGGTTGCGCTAGAAATATCATAAGAAATCCCTACACCTTTGGCGATACCGGTAGATGCTTGTAGGTCTGGGCCGTCTATTGTAACTGTGGCAGTGCCATCTGAGATTACAATGTTGTCGTTTTTAGTGTAGTCCTTTCCTGCTTGGTACGGGCCACCGGGAACCTTGTAGAACTGGGTGCTAACCCCATCCCACTGCAAGGCAGACTGCCCACCACGGAAGATGATCACCTTATCGAACACTTGCAGCATGGAAACCTCGACCCCAGAATCCAAGGTAATGCCAGTAGGGAAGGTCAAATCTGTAACCCCAGCCGTGCCAGCATCCGCTAGCTTGGATACCTCAATCTTCTTAACCCCGGCATTGGTCGCTACAAGAATGTACTCCTTATTGCTTTCGTTTGGGTTGCTGAACAAACAAGACGCACGCACATCGGACACCACGTTGTCATTTACCTGTGAGCGCAAGTACCCAGTAGCACCAACAGTAAGCGACCCGTCAGCACCATTGTTAGCAAAGGTCAATGTATTAACCCCTGTAACCGTCATCAAAAAAGACCCAGCAGCAATTCCAGTCAAAGGTTGAACTGCAGGCGTGGCCGTATTACCAAGAGTAACATAAGCAGTGCCAGTCAACCCATG